GGGGAATTAAACAGTCATAACTATTTACTGCTCCACCCAATGCATCTACTGCAGAAGCTCCAGTTGCTCTTGATATATAATTTCTAAAATTTTGTGCCATAATTGTTTATACTATAAGGCAATTGCCATTGCAACTGCGAATCCTTCTGTTGCCCCAGATGCGGCTGGAGTTGCCCATTCAGGAGCGGTTGCACCTGAGTTTATTTGTAATACTTGACCAGCAGTTCCTTTTGCTAATCTTGCTACGGTATTCGCAGCAGAAGCATAAAGTATATCCCCTTGAGCGGTTAAAATCATGTCAGGAGTTTTAACAGCGGGATAGGTGCAAAATACATCTAGAGTGCCATTAAAATTTACTTTATTGGTATTTCCTGCGGAAGTACTTATGACTGTAGTTCTAGCAAGAGTATCTGGACTTGCGTCCGTTACTGTTCCTAACCCTACTTCCCAATTATTAGTTCCTTGTTCAAAAATAGTGTAATAAGTTGTATTACTATTACCAACTCCTGCAACAAAGGATACAAAACCAGTAGACGCTCCTGCAAGAGAAATAGTTCCCGTTCCAGTAGTCGTACTACTTTCTTTTACTCTGTCATTTAAAACCAAAGCCATTTTTTAAACTCCTATTTATTAGTTAGAATTTAAACTTAAGATAGCGCCTACTCCAGCAGGTGATCCAGAAGTAGGATCAGGAAATGCAATTGTAAAATCTCCGTTTGTTGCTGTTTTAGTTCCACCAAAATCTAAGATTACTACTAATTTATTTGCTGGTGTAGTACTTGTATTATAAATTGCTGCGTATGCTGCACCAAAAGTAGCAGATGTCCAAACTACGTTTGCAAAATCTACAGTAGCTACGGCACTAGATGCCACAACAGCTTGAGATGCTAAAGCTTTTCCACCTGCACTATAATTTGTTCCAGATGCAGAAACTTGATTAGTAGTTACATAAACTGTGCTTGAAGTACTGTATGGATTAGAAGTGTACAACGCAATTTTAAAACTATTTCCACCATTAGCGAAATTATGATTTCCAGTTAAAAGTTCTCCACCAAAAGCGAAGGGTACTATATTTGCCATTTTTTATTTTCTCCTTAATTATTAATAACTTGATGGTGAATCTGATTTTAAAGGAGTACGAATAACACCATCTTGGTATTCGTCTCTGCGTCTGCGACCTTGTTGTTCAATCCCATACGAAGCCATTGCTCTATCATAAGCCTGAACATAGTATTGTAACATATCTGCAGGACCTTTCAAGTACGCATATGTATTTACCAGACATGCATACAAAAGTAAATCCTGATATTTATTAGAAACATAAGTCCCTAAAACACTAGTAGAAGCGTTTACAGGAGCGGTGGTATCTGTAATACTAACAGGTTGTTTCACATAAGCTAATGTAATATCATAAGCTGCGTCTGGTGTAGGAGCCAATACCCAGTATTTTTCATCCCAATTTCCGTAATATTTAGGTATTCCAGAAGCTGTAGCAGGGGTATTATAATATTCGGCCATAAAAGAAGTGTCTCTTTTATCCAAAAAAGTTTGATTTCCAGAAGCATCTGTTAATTGAGCATATCTTATAATTCTAAGATCTGAAGGAATAGTTACGTATCTGTTACCTATTACTAAAGCAGAAGTAGCATAAAAACGATCTACATCTGCATCTACTTCTCTATAAATTTTGTTTTCTGCATTGATAATAAGTGGTTTTAAAATACTATCTGTTAGCACTGTAGGAGTTACATTTGCGTCATTATCTACTTCTGTAAAGTTCCTAATATCTGTTTGTAAATCTACTAAATTATATGTCATATTATCCTTGTAACGTTACTGGACCTACAGAGCAAGCGTTTCCTCCTCCATAGATTCCACCGGTAGTCGCATTGTTTGAGCTTTGAAAATAGAAATAATTAATAGGATTAGTTAAAGCATCCGAAGTAGTTCCTCCTGTTACTGCTCCACTAGAATCAATTTGTCCTAAAGAAATAGTAAAACCATTCGAACTACCAATATCACTTATTCCATCAAAAGTAGGAATATTTAAAAATCCTGTTGGACTAGTTGCTCCATAAAAACGAACTACATTTCCAGTACTTCGATCATTATTAGGAGAGTGTACATTTATATAAGTGTTGCCACTATAAATAATTGTTTGAAAAGGATTAGAAGGAAGTAAAATTAAAACAGGTGGTTCTGCTCTAGAAGGTCTCGCATGTGATAAAGCTTGAGGATCTGCATAATGAGGTTTTGGATTTAATTGAGGTTGTTTGGGTTCATATTCAGAAGTGTGTACCCATGCTCCATTCCATTCTCGAACCATTTCTCTATAAGGAAAGGCTTGACCAGAACGATCAGAGATAGCTCGAGAATATTTTCCAATAGAACGATTAGTCATGTTTCATCTTTAACCTATGTAATAATTTTGAGGAGAAATAAAAGAACTAGAGGGAGAACCATCTTCAGATAAAGCTCTTTTTAATTCATCTTCATATAATAATTTTAACATTTCAATTCTTTGTGGTGCAAATTTAACTGCTAAATAATAAGCAAGACCTGCTAGCATACAAGGAACAAAACGATAAGGTACATCCGTTGCATTGGTATAAGCTCCAGAATCTTGAACTCTTCTTTCGTAATAATAATTAATGGTGTTACCACCATAAGTAGCACCTGGTGTTAAATATAAAGTAACAGATACTCTATCAATAAAACGTTCTACAAAAAAATTAGTAGGTTGGCCCTGATCTTGTTTATTTGAGTATCCTTGATAAGCAGATCTATTAATTTTTTCTAGAGGAAACGCTACATTGGTTGCATTAACATAATTAGTTTCTAAAAGATCTCCTGTTCCATAAGTAATAGAATTATTATCATACACAACAGTATCATCTCCGTGACTAGCTGCGACCGTACTGTTCGCGCCGCGCGTGGCCCCAGTCAAACTCTTGCTACCAGAGTTTTGTCCCGTGTAAGTAATTTGTTCTGTTCCAATTAAAATAGTACCGGTAGTGGGAAATCCAACTAAAGAGTTTAAAGGAATAGTAGTTGCTGTATCATTAATAGCTGCGGATAAACTATTAAACACTCCATCTGATGTTCCATCTGCGGGAGAACGGTATAAGTTATAAGTTGCTTGACCTTGAATAAGAGTAATAGAATTATTTCCTACTTCCCAGTAATGAAGACCTCTATTACCCCATTCTTGAAACAGAATATTAAGCGAGCGTCGAGCACCTTTAAGCTGGTAACCAGAAACTCCTTGAATACCTATTCGTTCGTAAGCTTCTTCTATAATATCTGCAATAGAAAAAGTTTTCTCAAACGTGTATGTTCCTGAAGTAGTGTTAGCCATTTAGCTCCTACCCTGCTGTTAAACCAGGTCCTGAATACTTGTCAGTAAATAATGTGTAAGCAGTTACATTTGTTTTAGTTTTACAAAAAATTCCTTTTGGAAAAACAATTCCATCTTCAGGAAAGTTCAATGTTAAAACATCTCCAGTAGGAACATCTACAAATAATAAAGTATCTCCAGAATTTGAAGTTGTAGTTAATTCTAAAACACCTGGTCCAACATTATCTCCTGCAACGCATATTGCTCTTAATCTAATGGGTTGAGCAATTATTGCTGTAGCACCTGCCGCTGCTGCTGATCTTGTTCCTTGTATATCACCTTTACTTGCCATATTTTTTCTCCTTTGCTTGTCGTGACTCCCGAAGGAGTCACTAATTATTTATTAAATGTTAGCCGCTTTATCTTGCAAATTATTTGCTTGAACATACGTAAACGTAACAGTTACTTGACCTGTAGTTGCAGTAGTTCCTGCAGATATAAGAGTTGCTGTAATTTGTGTATCAGCATCAAATCTATCAGCTTGATCTAAGGATCCAGTAGCTAATGCAGTAGTTTCTCCTAAAGCTTTAACGTTAGTATTACCAATAAAGAAAGTAGCCGTTCCAGTTTTTCCAACTGATACAGTTGCTGAAGTACCTGCATCACTTACTACTGCAGTTCTAAGTATAACTGTAAGTAGTTGTGAGTTTTTTGGTATTACACCTACGTTGTAACTAGTTGTTCCAGCTGCGACTGCTGCAGAAATCATTATTGATTGAGACATTACAACTTGACCCGTGTTTTTTACGTTATCACCAAGTATTGTTCCTGTTGTGTTTGAAATCGTTCCCGCTTTTATCGGTCCCGAAAATGTAGTTGTTGCCATAATTATTCTGTGTCAGAGGTTGAATCAATTCCTAAAATTTTAAGAACGATTGTAGTATCACCACCTGGATCTGCAGATAAAACAAGTTCAACTTCGTCTCCAGTTATACCTGCTACTCCTGGTGTAAAACCAGTCATACCTAAGATACCATTACATCCTACGAAACCTTTCCAACCAACTGTATTAGTTGCAATAGCAATTCCGTCAATATATCCGTCAGTATTAGCATCTGTTCCAATATCAACTAAGTTGACGTTGTTTACAGAAGCCGTTGTTACTACAATTCCAATTGCTAATGGAATAAAGTTTGTAGGTATCTGAATAGATGTTTCTTTTCCAGTAGTCGCTCCATTTGCAACTGTAATAGTTGCAGTGAATTCTTTTAGACTCATTGTAGATGTAAGCGCACCTGTAGTTGCACTCTTATCAATTATTTCAAAACCATTTTCCGATCGTACTGGTCCTGTAAATGTAGTATTTGCCATGATTATATTCTCCTAGTTTATTGAAAGCCGTCTCTAGGCTGTCGACTATACGCGTCGGTTCCAATATTGTTAATGTATAGTGGTTATAATATAGCTTACTTTTGAATAGAGTGCAAGATATCCTTATGGGAAAAACGCTTTTCCAGCGATAGTAGCTTGACTATTTAGCCAGCTATAGAATAATCAGAAGCAGTGGATTCTATCTTTACTTGATGTAAGATCTCTTTAGTTTCAGTCGATTTAATTTGACTAATTACTTTTTTGATCTCTTCATCGATCCTAACCATATTTAAGGTATATACACCTTTTTTATTATGGTCTTGCTCCCACTCTAGTTCAAGCGATCTTTTGGTTTGGTAAAGATCCTTGATCTGATTGTGTTCCATGTACAATCTCCTCGTAGGTTAAATGACAGTTCTTTGTAGAACTACCATTAGGAGTGAACTTTATATCTTTTTTTCCTATTTTGTCAAGGATAGCATTTTCTATTCCGTGTGCACTATCTAATGCCTCTATAGTAGTTTCTCCTTTATATCCGTATGCACTAATTTTAACTAAGAATTGTTTTATCATGGTTCGTCCTTTCTATCAAAAAGAAAGGCCCCAGTAAAGGGGCCTTTCAAATAAAATGCTTAAGAATTAAGCACCTGGTGAAGCAAAAATACCTCTGAAGTCAGAAACTCCAAAAGTGTATCTCTCTCTCGCTCTATATTGAACGTTACCAGTTTGGAAATCACCTTCCATTTTAGTATTGATTGGTGATCTAACAAAGTACTTCATTCCGTTTGGCACATCTGTAGTGATGAAGAATGCATTTGGATCTGTTAGGTAATTATTCACAGCATAACCCTGTGGAATCATTCCCATAGATTTGATTGCATTGATATCATTATCAGCTGTTCCAACTCTGTTAGAAGACTTCATAAGTCTATCTGCTGTAAATTGAAGCTCAGAAGGAATAATCATTTTTACTCCTTTAGCCGCAATTTTAAGACCTCTTTCATCTGTCATTGCAGCAATGTCAATTAAAGACTGCTCCAATGAAGTTTCGTTAAGATCCGCTGCAGTTCCTAATGTGTTAGAAACAACACCAGCAATAGTTGGATGTGATTGATTAAACAAAGTTACACCATCACCTGAATTAAATGAACCACCTGGTAGTCCATTAATCAAAGGATTAACAGCTTTAACTTGTTTAGTGTTTGCCATACTTCTAGCCAACGCTTTTGTATATCTAGACGCAAGTCTGTCATACAAGTTATCTTCAATCGCTTCTTCAGTGATTGAAAATGCCAAAGCAATAGTTTCCATAGTGTATCTAGCAGAGTAAGTCTCTTGAGCATTGTCAAAAGTAACTGCTGAACCTTCTGGTTTAACTTGTGCATTAGCGAAACCTGATAACATAACTTCTTCTTCAAACGCTCTGTCTGAAGTTTCAGTTGCATAGATTTCAGTATGTTGGTTTTCGTATTGTTTGTACTCCAAGCCGAACAGGGCGTTCAAACCTGGCTCTAGTTCTTTAACTAGTTGTGATCGTGATATTGCCATAATTATATACCTGCCGTCTGTTTAAGGATATGC